ACTTGGAAATATTCAGCACCAATCTGGGCGCGAATATCAACTTCTTTTCTTCCGCTCTTGGCAGCTCTCGCTGCGATCTTCCTCAACTCTGGCGCACACTTTTCGGCGTACTTCTTCAACTCACGCACATTGTATGGAGGCACTTTGCTTAAGCGATTGTCTCGCAAAGTACTGCACACAACAGGGCCGGGGTTGGGCTCAATGCCTTCTTCTGTCAAATCAAACGGGAAATCCAAGTTGGTAACCAATTCGTCATCACTGTCATCACTCTCATCAATCGGAATGAACTTCAACGTACCGTTGTTCTTCAAAAGTCGCAAACTGTCGAGAAACTCAACATAAGGAATAAGACTCACATCCATATTCCTTTCTGCGACCAACTCTCTCAAACTGGCAAACTTGCTATAGTACGTTGTTATCAACACTTCAGTCACTGTATCAGCCGCGATATTGAAATCTAGTTTACACAAAACATCAAAATCGAGGTACAACTTAAAAGTGTATAACAATTCACTCAAACGCTCGTTCTCCTCATCCAAAGAAACACTAGAAACTGAGTTAATTAAGGTATCCATAAGAGTCGTGGGCAAGCTTACATTGAACTGCATCGGCGCATCCGAAGCTCTTCCCATAAGAGATGGCCGACTGTAATAACCCAATTAAGGGGCGCCAAAAGGCTGACCTGAAAATACTACACGCATCAGAAATCTCTCTCGTCTGCTAATAAAATCATTTGGGTTTTGCGGATTCCGAATGCTAATAACCAAAGAGGATCAGACTCACAAACTAAATTGAAAACCTTACACATAGCTGCCGAACCACAGGAGGCAAGGCACTTGAATAAAAATAGATACAATAATAAAATGAAAATACTGAAAAAAAATGAAAAATGGAAATTAGACTAAGACACATCAGGCTCTAAACACGTACAGCACGCAAACGTTGGTGTACGAGCTACGACATCGGTGACCTCCCAGCCGAAGTGGGTGGGCCAGGAAGCGG